CATTAAGGCTATACTTCCAAACCGGTTCGGTTATTGGTAGGAGCTTTACTCAAGATGGGGACTATAACAATGCAAGAGTTCCAATTACTCAGTTGACTTCAAACTCAGGTTCAGCTAAGACACAAATGCTTTTAACTAATTACGATCACTACCTTGATCAAATCAGGCAAGTGACGGGTCTTAACGAAGCAAGAGATGCAAGTACTCCTGATCCTCATTCATTGGTTGGATTACAGAAACTAGCCGCATTAAACTCAAATACCGCAACTAGACATATACTTCAGTCAAGTCTCTATATATATAGGACAATGGCTGAGTGTTTGACGTACAGAGTAGCGGATATACTTGAGTATGCTGACTTTAGAGATGAGTTTATCAATCAAATTGGAAAGTACAATATTAATATCTTAAACAGTATTAACGACTTGTATATCTATGATTTTGGTATATTTATTGAAGTGGCTCCTGATGAAGAGCAAAAAGCAGAGCTTGTAGCCAATATACAAATGGCGTTATCTAAGGGTGATATCAATCTAGAAGATTCAATTGACATCAGAGAGATAAGAAATATAAAGCTTGCCAATCAGTTATTAAAGGCTAAGAGAAAAGCTAAACAAGATAGGGAAGAGAAGATGGCTATGCAGAACCAAGCGATGCAGCAACAAGCTCAAATGCAGTCTCAACAGATGGCAGCAGAGATGGCTATGCAAAAAGAACAACAGTCTCTACAAAGTAAAATGCAGTTAAAGCAAGCAGAAATATCTTTTGAGATTGAGAAGATGAAACAAGAAGTTATGTTTAAGTCTCAGTTAATGCAGCAAGAGTTTGACCTTAATATGCAATTGAAGGGTATAGAGGTTCAAAGCTTATCTGCTCGAGAAAAAGAAAGAGAAGATGCTAAATCTAAGAGGATTAGTCAGCAAAACACTGAGCAGTCAAAACTAATTAATCAGCGTAAGAATAACTTACCTCCATTGACTTTTGAGTCTAATGAAGACAGCTTAGATGGCTTTGACTTAGCTGAGTTTGATCCACGTTAAAAATTAAATATATGAGAGATTCAGATAAACTTGTAATCAAGAGCAATAAAATGATGTGTAACGAGGGTATGAACGCATACGACTCTTATGTAAAAAAAGCTAAATAAAAATTGTTTAAATTTGTAACATAAATTAAATCACATATGGAATTTACAGTAAAAGAAGTTGGAGAGGGAAGAGAAAAGTCTGTTCAAGAAGTAGAACAAGCGTTACTTGAGAAGCACGAAGCCCAACAACAAGCACCCGCAGAAAATGCGGAGATTAAAGAATCAAACACCGCAGAAAATGCGGAGATTAAAGAAACTCTACCTTCAGAGTTAAAAGAGGAGGACGTTCTTTCATATATAAGCAAAAGATATGGTAAGGAGATAAACTCACTTGATGAGTTAACACGAGAGAGGGAAGAGGCAGAGCCTTTACCCGAAGATGTGTCTGCTTACTTTAAGTTTAAAAAAGAGACAGGGCGAGGCATTGAGGATTTTGTTAAAATTAACAGAGACCTTGATAGCGTACATCCTGACAAGCTGCTTCGTGATTATCTTGTTGAGACAGAGAAAGGTCTTGACTCAGAAGATATTGATTCTATGATGGAGGACTATTCGTATGATGAAGATCTAGACGAGGAGTCTCAAATCAAGAAAACGAAGTTAGCTAAAAAGAAAATGATTGCAAAAGCCAAGGAGTATTTTGAATCTCAAAAAGAAAAATACAGCACACCTCTCGAGTCGATGGGAAATGCTATTTCTGAAGAGGATGCACAAGCTCTAGAGGACTACAAGCAATATGTTAATGAGTCAACGTCTTTAGGTGAGCAAATCCAACGTAGGGGGGATTGGTTTAAGGATAAAACAAATGAAGTATTCGGTAGTGAGTTCAAAGGTTTTGAGTTTACGTTAGACGAAAAAAAGTTTACTTATGTCCCCGGAGATGGAACCGAACTAAAGAAAACCCACCTTGACCCCGCAAATTTCTCAAAGAAATTTTTGGACGAAGAAGGTCTTCTAGTAGACCCGGTAGGTTATCACAAGTCGTTGGCCGTTGCAATGAATCCTGAAAAATTTGCCAAGTTCTTTTACGAACAAGGTAAATCAGAAGCCGCAGATGACATAATGCGTAAGACAAAGAACATTGATATGTCTACACGCAATGTGCCACAGAATGTTTCTGCTTCAGGAACGACAATTAGAGAAGTAAACCAAGACTCAGGTCGAGGTTTAAAAATTAAAAGTAAAAAGTAAAAAAAAACAGAAAAACTAAAAAATGGCAGTTCAAGCACTACCCGGATTTCAGTTGCAGCCGAGCGCTCAACAAGTCCCAACTAAGACAAATTACATTACCGATTTCAATTTCTTGAGTCAGTATCTTCCTGATACTTACGAAAAGGAATTTGAAAGATACGGTAATCGTTCAATAGCATCTTTCCTACGTATGGTAGGAGCAGAGATGCCCTCTAATTCTGACCTTATCAAATGGGCAGAGCAAGGCCGACTTCACACAAAGTATGTTGATTGTACCACTACAGTTCTTGCCGCATCTGATACAGCCGTATTCACAGTAAACGATGTGTTGAACCCTGCGTTTGTAAACGCTGCAACAGGTTCTATCGCTATCCGTGTTGGCCAAACAGTTATGCTTACTGCCAATGCAGGTGGTTTAAACCACAAAGCAATTGTAACAGCGGTTGATACTGCTGCGCTTACTTTCACTGTAGCTTTCTATGATGCAGCGGGTATTACAAATGCTGCTGCTATTGACAAATGGAGTGTATTTATTTACGGTTCTGAGTTCAAAAAAGGAACTAACGGGATGGTTGGATCTAACGAAGCTGATAGTGAAATTTTTGAAAACAGTCCTATTATCCTTAAAGATAAGTATGCAGTATCAGGTTCTGATATGGCTCAAATCGGATGGATTGAAGTTACTACCGAAAATGGTGCCAATGGTTATCTTTGGTACTTAAAATCAGAGCACGAGACTCGTCTTCGTTTTGATGACTACATCGAAACTTCTATGGTTGAAGCAGTTCCTGCCGAAGCAGGTTCAGGTGCTGCTGCACTTACAGGAGTTAATGACTATATGGGTAACAAAGGATCTGAGGGTGTATTCTACGTAGTAAATGACCGTGGAAACGTATGGGGGGGTGGTTATCCAACTACTGTTCCTGATTTCGACACAGTTGTATCTCGTTTAGATAAGCAAGGTTCAATTGAAGAGAATGTAATCTTCGTTGACCGTGCGTTCTCTTTTGGAATTGACGATATGTTGGCTACTATTAACGGTTATGCAGGTGGTACAGCCGCTAATGCTGCTTCTTTCGGTTTGTTCGAAAACGATAAGGATATGGCATTAAACCTTGGTTTCTCAGGATTCCGTAGGGGTTATGACTTCTACAAGTCTGATTGGAAATACCTAAACGACCCAACTATGCGTGGAGGTCTTCCTACCACTGCCGGTTCAGGTAGAATAAATGGCTTACTAGTTCCTGCGGGATCTACTACTGTTTACGATCAAATACTTGGCAAAAACGCCAAGCGTCCTTTCTTACACGTTCGTTATCGTGCTTCTGAGACCGAAGACAGACGTTACAAAACTTGGATTACAGGTTCTGCCGGTGGCGCAGAAAACTCTGACCTTGACGCAATGGAAGTTCACTTCTTGTCTGAGAGAGCAGTTTGTACTTTAGGTGCTAACAACTTCTTCTTGTTCCAAAACTAGAAGAAATAAAAAATGGGAGTGCGTCTTACTAAAGGCGTACTCCTTTTATTTTAACAAACAACTTAAATTTTAATTATATCAAATGACAAAGAAAATTAACGTAGCAACCGATAAGGTCTACAAACTAAAAAAGAAGTCGGCTCCATTATCTTTTATGCTGCCAACTAAACACACATCACAATTCCCATTATTACACTTTGATGAGGAGTTAAATCAAAACCGAGCACTCCGCTACGCAACAAACCAAAAATCACCTTTTGAGGAAGAGCAAGATGGTAACATTGTTATGGAGCCTATTATTTTCGAGAATGGGTTTTTATCTGTTCCAAGAACTAATCCTGTTCTACAACAATTCTTATATCTTCACCCTTTAAATGGGATTGGTTTTGAAGAAGTAAACAAGGAGCTCGACGCAACTGCTGAGGTTGAAAAACTTAACGCTGAGGTTGATGCACTTATGGCTGCACGAGAAATGAATGTTGATCAAGTAGAGATGGTATCAAGAGTACTTTTTAACAGAGACGTTACAAAGGTTTCTACATCAGAACTACGAAGAGATATATTGGTGTATGCTAAAAACAATCCACAAACGTTTATTGATATCGTCAACGATCCTGCGTTGAAATTTAACGCAACCGTATCTTTGTTTTTCGAAAAGGGCTTATTGTCATTTAGAAAGAACCAAAAAGAGGTATGGTACAGTACTAATACCAATAAGACAAAAATGATGAACATACCATATGGAGAAGACCCTATGACTATAGTATCATCGTTCCTTCAGTCCGATGATGGGCTTGATAACTTTAAGATACTTGAGAAGTTAATATAACATCGCATCAACATTGTCTAAGTGGGCCTCTTTCGTAAAAAGAAGAGGCTCATTTTTTTTGATTATCTTTGTACAAAGGTTTACAGATGATTAACTCAGTTAGAAATACAGTTCTGTCTGTACTGAACAAAAATAATTACGGATACATATCTCCTTCTGATTTTAATCTATTTGCAAAGCAGTCGCAGTTAGATTTATTCGAAACATATTTTTATCAGTATAACTATCAGATAAATAAAGAGAATGCGAGACAGTCAGGAACGGGCTATGCTGATATAACAAAAGGGATTGAGGAATTAATTGATACCTTTTCAGTGTATAATCCACTCA